GCGGAAAGCGTCCAGGTCCAGGAAGTACCCCCGGCGTGCCCACTGTCAACAATCAGATACCAGATGCTCGTTTCAATCGTGGCATTGGTACCGGCGGGTTGATTGATGGTGACTTGCGTCCAACCGGACGGTCCGGTAATCGTCGTAGCGTTGTTTCCCGTCGCGACCGATGCAATGAGCAAGTTACCCTGCGCGACGCCAGAGCCGAGCGTACCCGCTTGCGAGGTCACAATTCCCGTTGAATTAACTTGATTGCCCTGGACGCGCGTAATACTCATAGATTATTAATCGCTAAATTATTTCTAATTGCCCCAACGACGTGGGGCATCAAAATACGTGCCAGCTGATAGCCATCGATCTGCAAGATGATCGGTTGCATGGTCGATGGCGACGATGATGCGCCTGCACGGGTTGAGCCGGAAGGGGTGAAGCTCGCATGAGGGGTAAGCATCAGGTTGAGGCTCGGTTGCAGTTTGGGTATGCCGCTCATGATGCCCTGTGCAATCTGCTCAGGAATGAGTGAGCCTTGCTTGGCAAGATCGCGTAGTGGCCCCATCTTGGCCGGCGAATGTGGCAGGTGATCGTGAATGAAGTTGCCTATCGCGCTCATTGCGTTGCCAAGCGATGACCAGATGCCGTTGATAATGCCACCTGCCAGATTGCTGATAATATTCAAGCCCCAGGTCAGTGCATTACGTGCCAGGCCGCCAAAGAAGCTGACCAGGTTCCCGGCCAGACTTCCAATGGCATTCAGCGCCTTCCCTGGCAGCGACAGGAACCAGCCGACGATGGCATTTATCATGTCAGGGATGATGGAGTGCCCAACGAGCGTGGCTGCGAGATGGGTAAAGAAGCCGATGATGCCAGTCACCATGCCGCCAACAAAGCCGGAGATGGCATTCCAGGCCCCCTGGAATATGCCCTCAATCATTTTCCAGGCGCCCCCAAATATGTTGATAATTCCATTCCATATAGAATGTAGATCGTTTCCTAAATTCTTGAAATTGCCTGTTGCGAGATCGACAAAAAACTTGATGATGCCAGATATCACCTGCACAAAGCCGGTAAACGCCTGCACCATGCCAGCAATCACCGTAGCGACTCCCTGAAGTAAGCCTGCCAGCGCCTTGAGTACACCCCCGAGCACCCCTACAAAGATGCCAAGTGCGACGACGACCACGCCCAGGATAATGCCGCCGATGGCTGCAAATACAGGCAGGAGTGGCTGTAACGCGCCCCACAACTGCTTGAGCGACGGCAAAAGCGAGTTATTCCACACGTTCACCAGCTGCGTCCAGAGCGGGACGAAGGTTGCGGCCAGGAATGAGCCGATGGTTTGCAAGATCGGCCAGATGTGCGCCTGGAAGAAGCCCGCCGTATCCCGCACAGCGAGGCTTACTGCCTGAAAAACGGTAACCGTGATACGGATAGCGGTTGCAACACCCTGAAAAATGGCAACAAATGGATTGAAGGCTTGATGGGCTGTGGTCGCATGCGTTGCCACATCCTTCAACACGCTGCTTGCGCGATCAAAGGTATCAGTGAGCGGCTTCAAGACCGTATGGACCCCCATTACAGCGCCCTTTGTGCGATCAAGCGTATCGGTAACTGGCCCCAATTGTTGCCATACCTTATGGAAAATGTCGGTTGCCCGATCGAAGGTATCCGTGAGAGGTTTGACGGCCTGCTGCACTTTCTGTACCGGGTCAAAGACCTGCTGGAATGCCTGCCCCACCTGATTCAAGATACTCCGCAAGCCGTTCGTTGACGTAATCCAGTTCGCAAACCCTGCGATTAATGGGGTAATGAGCGTCAGCAAGTTAGTGAGGAACGGGAGCAGCCTCTGCCCGATGCTGATACCCAGCACTTCAAATGAGGCTTTGGCCCGATCCATCTGCAAGTTGAAATTGCCCTGCACGGTAGACCAGCCCAGGACGGCGTTGCCCCCCGTTTTCATGGCAGCGGTGATTCTGTTTGAATTTGCGACGAAATCCGCCATGTGCGTACCGGTCAGCGCCATAAACGCGGAGAGGCCGCGTATGCCACCGACCATATCACCGACCGCCCGGTTAAATGGCACGCTGCCCTCCGGTCCGACCTTGAGCGCCGCCTGTACGATCATCTCTAAGGCACCGGGAAGTGATACCTTCATCTCATTAGCGACGGCAACACTGTTTAAGCCCAGTGCGGTCATTTCCGCTGTGGCCTTATGTGTCGGGTTTTCGAGCGCCGACATCATGAAACGCAAGCCAGTTGCAGCGCGGGCAGCGGGTATCATAGCGTTGGTCTGTGTCGTCATGGCGGCGGCTACATCTGCCATAGAGATGCCCAGATGTTGCGCTATCGGGTCGATTGGTCCCATTGCGGTGGAGAGGTCTTGCAGGGTAATTTTCCCATTTTGGACTGCCGTAATCAGGCCGTTCATGTATTGCGTGGCGCCGAATACTTTCGTGCCATAGTTAGTCATGAGGCCAGAAAGCACGTTCGCCACATCCCCCACCTTCGCCTGTTCAATCTGCGCCCCCTCTGCGGCAACGGCAAGCGTATTGTATGCCTGTGCTCCCCTTTGGCCGGATGACATAATCAAATACATCGCGGAAAGTAGCGGCCCGGTGGCAACGCCGGAGTCTATCGCTGTTTGCTTGATGTGGTCGCTTATCGCAGTGAAGCTATCCTGCACATCGCCTGCGCCCGTGCGCAGTCTGACCACGCTTTGCTGGAAGTTGCCGGCCATTTCCGAGGCTTTGGCCCCGATGAGGACGAATGCCGCGCCCACCAGGACAGCCGCGCCAGCAGCAAAGCCCGCAAGCTTGAGGCCCGCGCTATCTGAAGCCTGGCCCACGCCCGCAAGCTTTGCCATGCCGCTCTCAGCGCCCTCTATGGAAACTCTTCCTATCAACTGGCTTGCTAAAATCATTGGCTACTTCCTGCTGTTATGCGCGTTAATGGTCTCTTCTGCCTCGGCCTCCGCGCTCATGTAGTCCAGCGCCTTGAGTTTGTACACAAGCGGCTGCTCTGCCAATTCCCAGGGCGGGACATGCATCCACTGCGCCGCCTTGTAGGTCAGATAATCCTCCGAGGCTTCCCCCATCTTGCCATTGGTGGCTAACCACCGCCTCAACTGTGTCCGTTCAGTTGAGGCGCCAGCGCTTCCGGGCTGATCCCCTCCACAATCGCGACGAGCAACTGCCCGCGAAAATCAAGCGAGAGTTCTTCAAGGCGTTTGGAATCGAGTGGGAACATGGTCACCCCGTCGTTTTCCATCACATCCCACCACTTGATTAGCCGTACCATCTCATCGTTGTACGCCTTAAATCCGGCCAGCACATCGTCAAGTGCATCGCCCACCTTGAACTGATTGGCAAGGGCCATCGTGCGTTCGGTGACACGACCCGGATAATACTTGAGGTTGACCTGCTCCTGGTACGTGTGCTCTTCGCCCGTCTCCTCATCTTCTTGTGTGATGGTGACAGTAAATTGTGCTTTGGCGATATTGCTGGTAATCTGACCAACAGTAACTGGCATGAATCAACAACTCCTTATAATGCAGTCAATAATGTGGTGATTAAGAACTTTTGTGCAGCGCCCCAGGTCGCATCCTCAACAATCGTGAACTCCCACTCCTCAGCGAACACGCCGTCTTTGTCGCTGAACGGGTTGGGCTTCGCTACTTTCACCGCCATGTCATGCTGGAAGATGTTATAGGCTTGTGCCACGCTGGCAACGGTCGGCGTACCGCCTGTCAGGGCAACGTTCGTCACACCGACCGGCGACATATCCGATGCCAGTGCCCCGGAGAAGGTGAAGATGTATGGCCCGCCTGCGGAGCCTGTTACCGTGCAGTTGGTGAGGACCGTGGAGAGCAACTGGAAGGCGGTGTTGACCGTCGCTGCGGTGAGGGCGGCGCTATAGGTAATCAGCGCCGTGGTCTGCCCCTTATACGAGAGCGTAAATGTCCCGCCTGTGGCGCCGCCCGCAATCGTGACGGTCTGCAAATTGTCGATAATCGACCCCTGGCCTTGCACGCGCAAGAACTGTGTTGTACCCGCTTGCAGGTAGGTGAGTGGCGTCATGCCAATAGCATCAGCCTCCAGGAGCATCTTGATTGTGCAGGTCGGGTTGAGATCAACGTGTGCGGCCCATCCCAGATTCGCCCTATTGAACGGGAAGAACATGCCGTAGAGGTTGCCGAAGGTGTAATCGATATTGAGCACCTTTAGCAGTTGCGTCGTGCCAAGCGCTGCGCTTGTCGGATCAAGGAAGTAATTAAAGTGCTTGCCTGCCGTTGGTGCCAGCACGACCGCCGCTGGCGTAGCCGTCATCGTGATAGCCCGCTGCAACGCCTGTGCCAGTACCTTGCCCCCTACCGTGAAACCCGTCTTCCGATCACCCTTGTAGCTCAGTTCAGAGATCAGGCCATAGTTCACCTTGTGGTTATAGATGGCGTTGCCCCCGGCGTTATTCTCACCTTGCTCAATCGTGTACGTCTGAGGCTGCACACTTCCGGTCAGTGGCGGGACGAATGTCCAGTCTTTTGCCGTGGCTGATGCGCCATGTGCAGCGATGGAAGTGGCTGCGCCGCAGACGCCAGAGAGCGCGTAGACGATGCCGTTATAGTCAAGTACGCCGGTCAGCGTGCCCTCCACCCACTCACTATTCTCAATCACGATGGTGGGGTATTTGCGACCGGTCGCCTCGAATTGGGCGACATCGGCCATTGGCGCAAAGACGATACCGTAGCATTGTATGAGCTTGTTTGCAGCTACGTTCACGCCCGGCGTGGTTTCAAGCCCGAATTGCAGAGTTTGGTTGATGGAGCTGCGCTCAGGTGTCCAGGGCATATTCTTTCTCCTATCATCCCCTGCCTTGCCAACAAACGTGTACGATAGCGACGCCGGCTGAACAGCCCATCAACCGCATTCATTGGCAAGGCACGAGATACAAAAGTTAACTTCCTTGTAGTTCTATGTGATACAGGCCACCCAAATACGTGAATGGCTGACCGTTCACTTCGTTGTTGTAGACAAGTTCGCTTTCTCTGTAGCAGGCCAGTATGCCGCCACTGGAAAGCCCTACATTGCGCACGTTCTTAAAGAGCGCGTCGATCCTGTCCGCAATCGTCACCAGCGCCGCGAAGTTGCCGCCTGGCCCGGAGGGTCCGATGGCCTGTATTCGCAGCAGGATATGCACGAACAGGCGTATCTCATTCACCGTGTTGACATCAGATCCACTTTGCCGTGCAATCAATGCGAACGGCGGAACTGTGTCCATCGGGGCAAAGCCTTGATAGACACCGCCCGTGGCTGCTGCCATTAAGGGCGCATCCCCCTGCATGGTAGTGGCAACCCACTGATAGGCTTGCGCTGTCTCACTCATATCCGCGCCTTGATCCTGGCTTCCATCGTCGCCACTTTCGTGTCAAACTCTGGCCGCACGCGCTCCACGCCAGGCTCAAAGAACGGGCGGGCGGGCAGAAAGCGTGTTCCATAATTCTGAAAGATGCCATAGTTCGCTGCAACGGCAAAGTAGGCTTCCTGGTCATTTGCTGGTGCCTCTACTTCTGGCAACAGGTATGAGTCACCCGGCGGCGTCCCTGTCTGCCCATAGGTGCTGCCATCAGCCGTTCGATTGTAGACGCTGCTATACATGAATCCGGTGTCAATTTGCCCGTTCGCGTTGATTTGCGCGGCGATCGCATCCTGACAATCGAGCGCCGTTTCTTTGACCACTTCAGCGCAGGCAGGCTTGAGCGCCGCCGCTAGTTTGGCCCAATTATTGAAGCTCCCGAGTGCCATTACTTCACCTCACAGTGCCCGACGGTTGCCATTCCTCAAGATAGAGGATGATGTCCGTATTCGCCTCATCGTAATTGCTCACGCCCTTTATGCGGTAGGTGTGGCTCCCGTACACCATGTGCATGTTCTCTCGAATGTTGACACCTCGCCGCCAACGCATGTATGCCCTGCTGCTCACGCCTGGATAGAGTTGCTGTGCCATCACGCGCTCGTATGGATTCCAAGTCTTGAACGTCACTGGCACATTCGTGAGTCCTGGGACATCTGTCGGGGTGCCACCGTCTGCAAAGCCTGGCCCGGTTGTGACGCCGGTGAGCTGCTGAAACTTGACGATCGCCTTGCGACCCGATGCGGAGCTTGTGACTATCCTTCTACTGGCGATGCCCGGCATGATTAACTTTCTTCCTTTCCGTATACATAGCCACTGACCGTGGCCGTTGCCGTTACATCCAGGAAGAGCGCGTTGTTTACGAGTAAAGACAGATAGCCGTCCGTACCTAAATTCACCGGGACTTGCGCAGTAGGTACAGCGGCTGTGAGTGGAAAACGCAGAAACTCATTGGTCCCGCCTGTGGCGTCTTCAAACAAGATACTTGCGGCAACGGTGGGCACGACGCAAAACCCAAGCAATCTGAACCGCTTTCCAGCGGCGGGCGTCCAGACAGCAGTGGGCGTGCCTGCTGTAATCGCTACCGCCTTGATCGGTTTGAAGACGAACGGGTTCGCGTCGGCTGCTATCATTGGATTTGGCATGAGTTACGCTTTCTTTGCTTTTTTCCATGCTCGACGCTGTGCCCGATTTGGTCCCGCGTGTACATTCCTGACAGCGACGATAGTTGGAAACATCGGCTTCAAGTGTGCTTTGAAAGCCTGTCGAGCTTCCTCTGCCTTCCTGTCGTCTAGCTTATCCATCTCTTACGCCCTTTCCGGCTCAACAGGCGTGAACACCACATCGAACTCTACGCCGAGCGGCATATGCAGGAAACCCTCGACAATTGCTGGATTAGCAATCACCATCATGCATTCGCCGCTTGGTGTTGCGCTTCCGAATGGCTCTCCTTGCACCGGATAGAGTTTGACTTGAGCACCCTCAACTAGCTCCCACTTCTCGCCGCTCGGTAATGGCTCTTTGGCAGGCGCATATAACTTCTTGCGCGTTACTTCATCTAAGCGAAATCGTGCATGTATTCTCATAACACCCAACTCTTTCTGCCCAGGAAGATGTTTCTGAGTTCATCAGATTTGTCCTCACCGAGCCGGTTTTCATACTTCCAGGCGATATATTGCAGCAACATCAATTTCAGTTCAGGCGGCAACGTCGTATATCCACACGTGAATGTCAATCGGTACTGATAAGCCGGTGGCGGATATTGCAGGTAGACCACGCCCGGCAAGGGAAGCGTATCCACCACATAATTAGCTACTCCGCTCACCGATTGCGGCCACGTCTGCCAGGCTGCAAACGCTGTAATCCTGTACTCGAACAAGCTCACAGCCACGAGCGGCGGCAATGGCATGGTCAAGATGAATGGCGCAGGGCTGTATGGGTTAGCGCCCAAGCTCTCGTTGTACTGGTAAAAATCCTGATCGTAGAGCAGCTTGTCCGCGCTCAAGCTGTTGCCGCTCAACTGAGGCATGGTCCACTCCGCTTGAATGGTTTGGGGCGCAAACGCTTTGCCGGTCATGCGCTCCGCGTCCGCTCTGCACTGCGAGATCAGCAGAGACAGCACCGTGTCATCGTCGGTGAAATCCACTCTTAGATAGCTCCCTGTGCTCGTCGATCTGAGATCAGCCAACACCACAGGCTCTATCGTTGGCGGTACGGTGACTTGCCAATCAAGCTTTAAACTATCGGTCATAGAGGCTCCCAGGCGCAATTGGTAAACGGGCTTCTGTCCTGTCAACCGAAACAGTTGGATGATCAGGAGCAAGCCCACCGGGTAAGCCCAAGAACCGAAATGGCTTTCCACATTCACGGCAGGTAATGCACACATCGGCCGCGAACTGCTTTACATCCTCAAGCCGGTTGACTGTTACCGATGCATCAAACTCTTTGTGCTCACACTCGCTCATGCTCTCACCATGCCTCAGTTCAGACAGCTATGCAGCCGGCAAGACCATCGGCGCGAACAGGTGACCCAGCAGCGCGTAGGCCAGGCCGGTTGTGCCTGTCTCTGTCGAAACGACCTGCACGTAGCGCTTGCGGCCTATGTAGTCGATGCGCTGCACGACGGTAGATGCTGCATTGACGGCGACGAAGGTTGACGCGGTGCCATACACGCCCACTTCAGGGTTGGGCATCACGTCAGCCGCCACAACCAGCGTGAAGGTGGAGTTGTCATCCGACTCGTTAATCACCCAGCTATGGTTGCCATCAGTCCAGGCACCAGGGCAGAGTTCAAGTGTCAAAGACCCGTAGCCGCCGTTACGATAGCGGTCGAAAGAGGCGGTGGTTTGTGTGGTCTTGTAGACAGCCGCTACAAGACCCTGGATGGTCCAGAAGTACCTGGACGGGTTTTTTCCGGTTGGGCCGATAAAAGACATGCTCTTTTTCTCCTTCCTCTTTACTACTCAGGCAGTGCATGCTCAGGCGGTAAGCCGTACACTTCCAGGTGTTCAAGCCCGACATGCACGATAGCGCCGCAAGTCGTGCATCGATATTCGTGGTACGTGGTTCCTTCCACATCGGGCAGTATGGCGAGTTCGCCTCTGCAATTGCCAACGTCTGCGGGAACCGCTTCCTCTACCAGCGAGGGCGCTTGCTGTAAATCTTCTGCCATGTTGTGTATCTATCCTCCTTAGATCATCTTCAGTACAGAGATCGCCTCGGGGAGTACGACCTTGCCGCCTACGCGAACACGCGCCAGGAAGGCTATCTGGTTCTGAATGGCGAACAGTTCCTTGAGCGTCTGGAACGTCAGCCCCACGCGGTCAACGATCTGATAGCCCTGCCCGATGTCACCAAAGATGACGGGAAACTGACCGGCGGTGAATGCGGGAAAAGTACCTGCTTGGTTGGGCATATCTGGCATTTCTACGATGGGGCGACCGAACAGCGTCTCGCGGAACTCATCGCCAAACACCGTCCACAAAGGCCTGGTCGTGGTATCAGCGAACAGCCGGCATATGCCAATCGTGGAGTTGCTCATCAGCCAGGTAGCAGTAGGCCGGTAGCCTGATTTGCCGACGTGCATGAGTGAGATCAGGTCGGATGGCAGGAGAAGATGCGAGGCGCTGGTACCGAGCAGTCCATTCATGCCGCCGTAGTTAGCAAGCCCCGCTATGGTGAGCAACCCTTCAGGACGCGCCACGCCGTTGCCACTGATGAAGGCCGTGCCTTCTTTTTGCGCGAATTGACGGGTCAGACGCTTGAGAATGTAGCTCTCCACATCGAACACGCTATCCTCAAGGTTCTGTTTGGAGAGCTTGAGGTAGCCATTCAGTTCTCTTGCGTAAATCTCAAGCATGCCGAGGTTCGGATCCGGTGATGCCTGGAAGCCGGTTTGCTCATCTGACCAGAAGATGTTGGTGTCCGTTGCGCCCTCACTCGGGATCAGCAACTTCTCGCCGCCGATGGTCTGTGTATCGGCATAGGCACGCAAGGGCGAGATCAGGAAGAGCTTCTGAATGAACTTATCCGAGAGGTCGGTACCAGCGAAGAAGCCGCCCAGGTCGGCCGCTGAACTGACCATCACCTTTTGTTCTACCGTGAACTGGTCCATGTTCATATGGTTAAAGTCGATGTAGCTGCGCTCTTCCATCGTCAGCGCCTGCACATCGCCGCCCTTGCGCATCCATTTTTCTAGTGCGCGGGTTGCAAGGGGCTTATAGGCGCCAGCAGCGGAGCCACGATAGCCATTCGTGGGAGGCGGGCGTTGCATGGCCAGCATCGCTTCTTTTTGCTCTAGTACGAGCTTGCGGTATTCCTTGATCTCGTTGCTGATCGCGTCGTTGATCTTGTTGAGTTCAGCGCGTGCCTCAGCGGCAACGGGCCCACCTTGCGAAATCTTCGTCTCGGTCTTGGATTGCCGCTCTTCAATGGTTTTGACACGTTCGTCGAGGTGCTTGTTCAGCTTGTGGATTTCCTCTACAAGCCCTTTCACTTCCTCGTTCATAAAAAAATCTACCTCCGTTCATGGTTGAAATTTCGTTCATCCACGCTCGAAGGTAGACTGTGTCAGCGCTTCACAGCGTTATTCAGTTGTTATGCTACGCGGGGCGGATAGTCCGCGCCCATCGGGGTACTCGTTATTTTGATGGGGCAGCTATGCCGCGCCCATACTTGGCAGTCAACTCAGGGTGAAAACGTTCGCACCAGGCCTTAAAGTTCACCTCAAAGATACTTGATGTCTCTTCATGGCAACTCAGGCATTCAGGATTGATTATAGGTTGACCTAAGAATGTATCACGGTAGAACACAAAGTAGTCATGCTTACACACATCACAGAGTAAGGCATGGTCAAGTTCGTGCAGTATCTCCCTCTCATTCATGTGTGTATTCCTTTCATGGTAACAGGGCGGCCGGGCCGCGCCCGTCGGTGTCTAGTGGTAGTATAACATAAAGCTATTCAACTTGCTTTGGTAAGAACAGCCCAATGCCCGCAAGATCGCTATAATCCACACGCAATCCGCGCTTCTCAAAGTAAGCATTGATCGCTTTGCATAGGTCGTCTGCCTGTCGTAAATGTGCGCCATACCCCATCGCAATATGATCGGGATCACCAAGGAAGGCGTAGAGGCGTAGCAGCAAAGCAATATGTTCAATATCATTCATGCCGCTAGTATACCACAACTACACGCCTCTATTCGCATTGTCAGCAGACAACAACATTGTGAGATCATGCAAAAGCGTGTGTACATCCACAAGCTGCTCTTCTTTCATCTGAGGCGGATCGTCTTCCTCGTCTTTCTGCTCAGGTGTCGGGTCATCCTCTCCATACACCTGATAGCCTGAAAGCCTGTTCTGCCCTGGTGCAGGCGATGCTGAGTTCAGTACACTTTTGATTTGCATGATGTGCTCGTCGATGCCGGAAGTCTTGCTCTTGATTTGCATGATATGCTCTGTGATGCCATCAGCCGCCTTCTTGAGTTTGGCATGATTGGCTGCACTGAGCACACGGCCAGCCTTCGCCTCTTTGGTTTCAGGGTTGTCGTCAGCACTCATGTATGCAGGATTAGGCGAACTGTTATTGTCGTCGGGTTGCAGGAACTCGGTCATGTTTAGCTCGACACCACGCTGCATATAGGCAACCGTGGCTGCATCGAATTGTTTTAAGGCCGCCTGCACGTCTTCAACAGGTGTATCGCCCGTCTGGAATGCAGTGAGAATTTCATCGACCAATGGATACCACAGGTTAAACAGGCCAGAACGCCAGGATTGTTGTGTGGTTTCCATGTAGCTTGCAGCGTAGTCTTTGCTCCAGATGTCCATCGTATTCCCTTTCTCCCACGGCGGGGTCATCTTCATTTTGCTGTAGTAGCTGGCTATTTTGCGCTTGACCCCATCCACATCATCGATATTCGCGCCGCCCATTGCGCCCTGGACAACACCAGCGGCGGAAATGACGCCTTGCGGGATCGCTTTCATTTCGCCGCCCGACTTGGCGACAAACGGCAGCTTGCAATCGCCCAGGATCTCCGGCGGGGACTTCGACACCCAGAAGAAGCACTGCGCCATTTTGCCCTTGTCATCGCCAGCCCAGGCTTGAATATCTTTCTTGGCCTGCCCAGCATCCCAGGCGGTACCTCGATCGGCAAGCGGCCACGAGGTCTTGCCGGACGCTGAACCTTTGGTATCCATAAAGAAATAGCTCCTATTCTTCACGTGATCTATCTGAGCCATATCATTCATCGGAAATGTTACGCAACTTCCCTCCATTACCGCTACTTCCAACAGATTACGAATGGTCCGGCCTGTAGACTCATCTTTCACATATTCCACCTGGATTGCTTTGTAGCCCATTGACTGTTTTTTGGCAGTGCCCATTTTGAACGAGGCATACAGCTCCCGCCCCAGTTGGATATCCAGGTTCAACTGCGTCTTGGTATAGAGTCCCTTCTTATCCTCATCAGCATCGAAAATCCCGCCTGGGGACAAGATGGTGTAGTCGTGGTTCCATAAGTACGGCCACAAGAAATCCAAGTCCTGTTGAGATTTCCTGCTATAGCTATCTTGCAGCGTCTTGCGGAAAGCCCCCTTCATGGTACGATCGTCACCAAAATCTATGTTCCCTATATAGTTCAAATATCCTTCAACTATACCTTGAGCATCATTAGTAGCTTTTATTTCGCCACTCATGCAAGGGAAGTACTCGACCTTCCTCTCAATTTTCGGTACCCTGGTCATGTTCATTGCTCCTTCTTCCTATACCTCATTCCCGTACGAGTTGCTGATCGTTTTGCAATAGTTTCAGGCGACATTTTTCTACCAAGACTGGCCTGTCTTTTTCTCTCCCGTAGTTCAGGAGAAGCTTGGGACTGTCTCATTCTCTCAATAGCTTCAGGTGTATGTTTATAACCAAGATGAGATCGTCCCATATTTGCACGAGCTTCAGTGGTATGCTTTCTTCCAAGATTGACTTGACTAAATTTCTCGTTGGATTCAGGAGAGCGGTTAAGTTGAGCCTGTCTATTTTTCTCGATTTGCTCAGGAGTGTGCTTTCTGCCAAGATTGGCTTGCCTTGATGCTTCGATGGCTTTTGCCCTGGCCTCAGGTGAGCGGTTAAGATTGCCTTGCCTTATTCTCTCGCGCGTTTCAAGCGAGCGTTTACTTCCAAGATGAGCCTGTCCTATTTTCGCTCTATGTTCAGGCGAGAGCTTCTTCCCAAGATTGGCTTGCCTTACTTTCTCATTATGTTCAAGCGTGTTTTTCTTCCCAAGATGACCCTGTCTTATTTTCTCTCTCGTTTCAGGAGTCTGAGGGTGACTATGGCCAAGAGCATGTTTATTGCCAAGATTTTTACCAATCCCATGTTTGTTGCCAAGCATCGCTTGTCTTTTTCTCTCACTAGATTCAGGAGTATGTTTATAGCCAAGATTAGCCTGACTTATTTTCGCCCTGGTTTCAGGAGACATCTCCACACCCAAAGTCGAGCCAGCTTCACGAGCGATATTGAAACCTTTCCTATCAAATGGTTTCAGCTTGTTCAGCCAGTATTGTTCTCTGGCCGTCAAAGCTATTGGTAAGACTTGCTCCAACACTTCAAAAGTAAAAGCTTGCTCTCCATACTTATTCCAGGCACGTTGTAAATGTTGATTCCCGTGCCTGTTGTGTCGGAGAGCACTGAAATGTGCCCTTTTGCGTTCACGTAGATTGACCGCACTTCCAATATAAATCCGCTTGTTCGCAGTACACGTGATCTTATAAATGCCTGATGTAGCAGGTATGAGGTTGCCATCGGGGACATGAGGTGGTAGTGTAGTCATTGGTACATTTCTCCATGAGTGTATCCGGCCAGGGGCGTTCGTAGCGCCGCCTGGCACAACAATATGTGTAGCCTCATTATAGCATAAATCCGCTTGAGAAGCGAGCCTAGCTACTCTCATGGCTCACCTTTTTCTTCTCATACTGCCGGAAGCCGTCCTGTGCAGTCGTCGCTTCCTGGCAGAGCGTGATAATAGCTTCCAGTCCAACACGGGCCGAACCCTCACCCGTCAAGTCGCCGATGTACACGGCCGTGTGCTTCTCTTGCTCCAATGCCCTTTGCGCGATGTCAAGTATCTTCTGTGCGAGTTCTTGTGTGGTCATGGCTTCACTGGCTCCTTTAGTTGCTCCTCGCATAGCCTTTCGATACCATCAATCACGAGGGTATAATGAAAGTGCCAGAAAGAGTCGGGGTCGCTCTCTGCAAAACGCTTATCTGCCTCTTTGATGCGATCGAGTATCTGTTGTGCTAATTCTTGCGCTGTCATCACTTATCCCTCAATTGTTCCTGCTCTTGTTTACCATCTGAATGATTGCCAATTCCTGCTGCCCGACTGCCACCGTCCCCATAATCAGCTTTTGCAGGAGTTCAGGATGCGCCTCGAGATACTTACTCACCAATTGCCCCATCGTCTCGTTGTCAACGGCGAGGTTGACGGTGACGGGAAACGACAGCACCACGCCTTGTGGCGAGAGCTGCATCTGCAAGTTGGGTTGTGGCTGTGGCCCTGCTGGTTGCTCTGGTTGCTGCCCATTGTCTTCTTCTGACATTATTTCACCGGTTCCTTTTCAGATGCCCATTTGACGAGACACGCCTTTGAGCAGAAATGGTGCTCTTCTTCCGCGCCATAGTAACTCGTGTGCTGAATGGTGCGTATCCATTCAGGCGGCAACACGTACTCTGCATCATGCTTTTTCTCGCAGACATCACATTGGATATATTCAACTCTCATTTCACCAGGTCCTTTAGAGCATTCAAGATCAACACAACGTGAGAGCCATTAGCTCCACAATGACCTTGATAATATTCAGGCACATTCACATCCCAGGTTTTGATGACCTGCCAGATAGCTTCGAAGGCTGGATCACTCAATTGTTCGAAGGTTGGGTTTGGCATCGGTGGAAGTGCTGGCAATGCATCTGGCCCTGGCACTCTACCCTCATCTTCCATCGTCATCTTATCTTCTTCGATAGCCTGCATGATTTCATCGCCAATGCGCTTTGCGTTAGTGCTATCAAATACGCCTTTGGGGGTCTCACTCCAACACATGCTAGCCTCGCCTAAGCCCTGGAATACTACTTCTTTTAGCTTGTCCATTATCTCTTAGCCCTCAACAATTCTCTCGTTGTGCTTGCAACTGTGCCTCAAGTGCGGCAATTTCCTTGATCGCTTCCTTTTTGACGAGCTTGCACATCTTGCCAAAAAGGACATCACTAAACCATGACCACTGAGCCATATGTGGCTGAAACAACATCAGAAATCTTTCTGGCTTTTCCTGCAAATCCTTGAGTAGATCACGCATCACCTCCATCTGTTCAACCTCTTCAGGTGATAGCTCAATGTGGCAATGTGTCATCGTCCAGGTCATCGTTTTGCCCTCAACAATTCTCGGTACTGTTCTCTGGTCACTGCCAACTGAGGCAGCGTCTTGACATACTTCATCAGCGCGGCCCCCACGTCTGAATCGTCGGCTTCCATGTCCTCTTCCGGGCTGCACGACGGCATGCCCTCCGCACTCTGAGTCTCCAAATGCCCAGTATCAGCAGGAATGGTAAGAGATTTGACAGGAGGCTGATCGCTGCTATCATCGCTATCTGTTGTATCATCGGGGGGAACCTCCGTCACGGTTGTTTTCGGTGGTGGTAGTTGTGGAGGCGTCGCAGGCGGATTAATCGCCTTGCCTGACATCGCTGCAATGTAGTCGTCGAGGTCTTCCACATGCACCGGTACCTGGTTGATGATCACAAAGTCCTTCACCGGCAGCTTTGGCCTGCCTTGTATTTCCCTGGCCTCTAAGAACGTGGTGGTACTCGCTGTAAATTCTGCTGATGCTCTCTCGCTGGCTTGCGCTTTCGCTTCCTGCAAGCGGTGCTGAATGGCTTCCACGTCCTCTTGATCGTAGCCAAGATAGCCACCGTAGCGCGGTGTGAGCCACATGTTGAGCGAGTCTTGGAACATGTCCAGGAGCGGGAATTCAATCTCGGTGTAGAGCGCGTAGCGGGCTTCAGCCTGGTTGTTGTACGTTGAGTCAGTCAATCCGAGCAAGAACAAAGGGAAGTTGAAGAAAATACCGGCAATGTCCCTATCCCCTTTCGTGTCTGACTCCAACCAGTCCAGCTCGTACGGACTCATGCTCATGCTTTGCCACTTGACGCCGCCATGCAGGATAGCGGTTTCGCCGGCGTTGCGCGGGCCTGCAAACTTCTTGCGTATCTCTTCTTTCAGGCTCTTGTATTCCTGATCTCCAAGCAGCGCATCCGTCACCCATGCACCGCCGGGCCGGGCCATATTGGACATTAAGCCCAGGTTCCACTTTTGCCCGGCTTTCTGAATGTCCACGAGCATTGCAGCCACTTCGATAGGTGACATGCCGTACACATCGTCGTTGCCTGCAAAGAGCTTGTTGTGCATGACAAAGGGATCCGCGTAACGCCTGGGAGGTGAGAAGTTGCCAAATTCGTAGTAGAGCGGCCCATTGTCATCAACCTTGATCTTGGTGAGATCGGGTCGCAAGTTGTACAGCTCATCGAACTTGCCTGTAGGGTTCTGCTTTACATTGATGCCGAGCACATAGCTATTTCCGGTCATGCAGTAGTAGGCAATCATGGCTTCTCTAAAGGTTGTACCGGCTGTCTTTGGAGCAGGTCTATTCCACAGCGTCATCAGTTCAGAGTTAGGCACTTCGCGCTTCTTGGTTTCATCGGTGTAGTGCTTCCACTTGATGCCAGCTCCGGCGCGTGCAATGTGACCGATCACGCGGAATACCGTCTTGTTGCCTCTGTAGCCCTCCTGAATGTACGCACGAGTGTTGCGCGGCATCGTGGCAGGTGCAGCTACGCCTTGCTGAGCGACCACTACCTGCACGTTCGGATCAGCTTTGTATTGTTCGCTGTACTGGCGGGTGCGTCTTTGTTTTCTGCTCATCGCACCCCCTGTGTGTTACAATTACCCTGTCGTCTGTCAGTCAAGCTGTAGTAGTAGGCAGGCCGTCCGCCTAACGGCATGGATACATTCAGCAAGGCCCATTGCTGGCGGATTAATCCGGAGTTCGAGTCCCGGCGGGCGGCTTTTTCGGTGTATTGCCTTTGCGGGCGGTTGCGTTTTCGGCTCATGGCTTGCTCACCTTCACATACTTCTCTAGCTCATCTACCACGTATGACTCAGGTATCCAGTCAGCAAGTAAGTCCTGATTGAACTGAACAATATGTTTCTCACCGTCCACTATCGTGAGGAATGTTGTATCAAATGAGCGGTTAAGCGAGCGAAAGTAGATATCCAGGTGACTCTCTTGGACGGTGAAGCCTCGTTCTTGTGCTAATTGCTCTAATCGCGCTCGTGTGATGCCAGTATATCTCTGTTTCCTGCTCATGGTGACACCTTCTGCTTCCATCCACACCAGCAGGTACGCGGTACAACTTGCGTGAACGCATGTCCGTTGCTACAGCGATACGCAACAGTGGTGGTATTCATGTCGTGAAAATGCCGCATCCCCTCGCGGTCATAGAATGGCTCGCAGTACATGAGCGTAGATTGACCTGCGCCCTCGATAATGCGCTCTGGCGTGATACCTTGTTCAGCACAGGTAGGGCAATGCGGTATAGCGGCAATCATCCCCAATCACCTCCCTCATGCTCAGCAGCCCACTCAAACGGGTTGACTTGCGGGCCACGCTTGAATAGCTCTTGTGTAACTTTCTCGGCTTCTTCCTCAGCTATGCGCTTCTGCTCTTCCGTGATGGCTTCCGCTTGCTTCAAGTGCTCAATCGAGAGCGTCGTATCAAGTTCAGGCCCTTCATTGTCCAGGTCGAGCAGCCCTGGTCTGCCGTAGGTTGAGATGACCAGCGCCATCATTGCGTGGCAATCGGGGTATTCATCGTGCGGCGCTTTGGGGAAGCTAAACAGTTCTTTCTCCGCCTCTTCGATGCCTTCCATGTCTTTGTTGTGGTAGACCTTGCCATTGCTGTAGAGGATAGAGCCGGTGGTGGAGCGCATGACCTTATCCGTTTTAGGCACAAAAGGTTTAATGGGAAGCCCCAGCGAGATGAGATACTGGATCATGGCGAGCTGATACCCAACCTTCTCAACTGCAATGATCGAGTGCATGAAGCGCTGAAAGATGAGCGGTATTTGTTGTTGCTGCTCTGGAAAGTCCAGGTGCTCATGCAGCGCGTGGAGCAGCAGCGCGTCTTTGTACGGCGTGATTGCCCAGGTTTCCATGAGAAAGAAGTCGGCTGTGCTTTTCGTGGATACTGCCAAGTCGATGACTGCCAGGTTCCAGCACTCATCGATAGGCACAGTCACTCTCCCTCGCGGTGTTTCCAGCAGGTAGGATTGCGTTTGCTGATCGACAGTGAACCAGCGCCTGTCACGCGCCTTGTAGATAAATCCGCCATAGGGTATCGGGCTTTGCTGGTATTGTGCTGAGTAGTGGAGCGGGCCTAGCGCGCGCTTGAGCTTGTCTAATACTTCGCGCGGGAACTTCTCCGGCCACAATAGCTCATCTTCTTGTGTACGCACATCGTAGGGACCAAGCGAGGTGGTTTGCGCACGTGCAGGCTCATATTCCTCTGGCAAGTCTACATGCTCCCAGCCTTGCTTGAGAATATGGCCGATCAAATCGTCCTCATCCAACCGTTGGCCAACGACAATCATCGGCCCATTTTCCTGATCATTCAAGCGTGACATCCAGGTTTTGCCGAACCAGTCTTTTGTGGCTTCGATGTCAGCGCGTCCAGCCATCGCATTATTCGGGTCATCAACCAGCAGGTGTGAGGCACGTTTGCCGGTGGCCGATGAGCGCACGGCCACGGCCATGCAATAGCCCCGCCGGTTGTTCTGGAAGAAGACCTTGACGTTCTGGCTCGTGGAGAGTTTGAAGAGCGAACCGTAGCGCTCCTGGAACCATTCAGATTCAATCAGGTCGCGCCGGTACTTGTTGTCTCTGACCGCCAGGTCCAGCGAGTGCGAGGCGCACAACCACCGGCTATAGGGATCGTTGACCCAGCACCAGACAGGGAACAGCACCGAAATAAACGAGGATTTGGCATGGCCAGGGGCAAGCGTGATGGCCAGGCGTTTGATACGTCGCTCAAAGACAGCTTGCAGGTGATCGCAAATCACATCGAGGTGCCAGTTCCACAGGAGCGGCGTGCCAGGTTCAATCACAGGCCAGGCGGCCTTTGCGAAGAGCTTGAAGGTGAGTGCATAGCGCAGGGCTTGTTTCTTTTCGTCATCGGTGAGTGGAGCAGAGAGAAATGTTGTTGCCATCAGCTCACCTGCTCCTGTTCATCCTCAGCTAAGAGTTGCTGAATAGCCATCCGCGTGCGAGGCGATATCTTCGTAAGCGGGATGCTGAGCACATCTTGTACTTCCGTCTCACGTGGCGCAATGACCAGAACTTTGACGTACTGCGCTAAGGCATCGCTCAAACTCTTGTGGGAGGCAATCGGCAAAATATCGTCAGCTTGCAGGTGCTGGGCTAATTGATGTAAGCCGATACGAGCAATGCTTACAGCGTCATCAGAAACAGGAAATGGGACGGGTTTAGGGGAACGTCCCACTGTCCCATGTCCCAACATCTTGGTAATGGCCCCTTTGATCGTGTCATTCGTACGAGAGGGTTCTATCCACTGCTCTTCATGCTTACGACGGGCAATGGTCGATTTACTAGCGCCATACTTCACAGCCAAGACGCGCAAGGAAGCCCCTTGTTCATACTCTTGCCGAATGACGCTCCAATCAATCATGGTCTCACCGCCGGGAGCTGCTGAGTGGATTGTTTCGGGATGGGCTTCATAAACTTCCTATCGAGATAGCGCATGTGTAGGATATGACCAACAACGACGCAGAAGAGCGCAAAACCGCCTCCAAATCCGATGAGGACGATGGCTGTAAGTGCGCTAATCATGCTTTCTCTTTCCGTCCAGTGGAACCCGATATATCGTCAACCCGCCTGTAAAGCCCGTTCTACCGCTATTGGTAGCTAAACGCGGGTAAGTAAACGTAGCTTTTCTTACCCTGGCACTCACCGCTTGCTTGCTTGTGTAACAGGCATGCATTCCTCGTGCGCTCTGCGAAACGCTTCACCCGCCACTGTCTTGTTCGGTACTTTGTTCAGGTCGAGTTGCGCGCCACAATCACACGAGAGGAACGCAGCAGAGTAGCCGAGCTTGAACGCGGCATGGATAGGCGAGATCGGCATTCTTGTGTAATGTGCTCGTTTATTTTCGGGTGCGCCTGGGATCACGGTTTGCCTCCAAGACAACAAAAAAACGCTTAGAGCTTTTCAACTCTAAGCGCCTGCATGGGCCAAAGGCCCGCGTTATCAGCACTTATGCTGCGTTTGTTGCCTCGGTTTCTTTCACCCGTAGCGCGACCGTGTACAACCGGTAGCAGCCCGCGCCATTATGCTGTTCTCTTCCTCTTCTTGCCGGGGATATCAGGTGTTGGCTCATAGCCGGTAATGTTGCCACCAAATATCTTGAGCAGGAGCCGCCCATTGCCACCTGCTAGTTCTTGGAACCAACCGATCAACTGGCTAATCATCCCGACATCTTCCACATGCACATGCTCGTAGTGCTTCAGATGTTCCACACAGATAGCCGGTAGTTCGTTCGTGTCACAGGCATACATGGTCGCACTCCCCACAAGTTCTAAGGAGAGTATACCATATTTGTTGAATTATGCTATACTGCCCACTAGCGGACGTGGGACTAGTGCCAGGACCGTGGGTGCTCAGGCTGGTGAATGAAGAGGTAACAGACTTCAGAGTGCCAAGTGAGTAGAACCGGCAATGAAGCGTAACGAGAACATTGCAAGCAGGCTAGTCCCAGAAGCAAGCTACCAGCCCGGTCGGCCGGGAGGCTGTACTCCTTTGGAGCTAAGCGGAATATGTACGCAGTCTGGCGGGTCCAGTAGTCGCTTTGAACTACTGGACTTTTGCTTTTCCCCAACAAAAAACCCCTCGTTTAGCGTCGGAGGGGGCGACGTGGGAAAAATCGATGTGCTCTTGTAGCATGGAATGCACAGGGCCAGTATAACATGATTGCTCGTATGCTACAATATCACCAGCCCGCATTGTACATTTACGTTCTATTGACGAAACCATCAATGGTGAACCTACCTGCTCTCTTGCGGGCCGAGAGCAGGTCACATGCTACTTACCAGCTCCCGCGCTGGCTTTCTTCACTTCTGGCTCAGCATAGATGCGCTTTGCCATTTCTCCCATCTCAGCAATGGTCATATCCCAGGCGGTTTTACTCTGCGGCCTGGCAGAAATGGAACTGGCCCAGGCGTAGAATTTATCAGGACTGGTGCGACTCCAAAGTCCCTTCTCCTCGCCGCGTGTGTAAAGATCACCCCGCGTAACCGCTACAGTAGACTTGTCAGCATCCTGATGGCCGTTAGCTTGCGCCTCGTGCTGCTCGTAGGAGCCAGGTTTCGCCAGATCGTGCAAGGCTTGCCCGTTGGTAGCTGGCACAGGACTATCGACGAGGCGCTCAACGCCTTCGCTCAGTTCATCGCCGGTAAATTGCGTGCCATATCCGAGAGCGGCCAGCGCCCGCCCGATTGCGCCCGTCTCCGCCTTCTCAATGAAATCGGCAAAGTTGACGGCGCTCTCGCTCTTCGTGCCTGTCGCCCGCGCTCCCTTGCCGTCAGTCACTACCGCCTTATACCTGGCATAGCCTTTCGCCATCTTGACGACCTTCTCGCTGCGCCTGGTTTCGTTGTTCCACGCGGAAACCTCCATCGAGACTTCACGATCGAGATCAACTGCCAACTCCTCAGTA